TTAGTAATTAAATATACCGACTAACAATATGAAAAATCTTATTCAATCAATCTTAATGGTAATTGTCACAATAGTAATTAGTGCTTTTTTGCTTACTTGGGCGTTCTATGGGATTTATTTAATCATAGAAGGGTGGCAAGTAGTAAATGAAATGGGCAAACAATTATTAGTTAGGTGAACAACCCAGTCAGAAACAAGATGTATCAGACGGGGAAAAGGACAAAAAGAATAATATGATTACAAAAAGACAGTTGGAACTTTTAAGTTATATTAATTTGATTTTTAATACTCGTGGAGAGATACCAACTTACGAGGAAATGAAGAAAATGATGAAAGTAAAAAGCAAAAGCACAATCAGTAATTTCATTGTTAGTTTGGTAAATCAGGGATATTTAATAAAAAATAAACTAGGCAAGGGAAATCTTACTATCACTAATAAGGGAAGAATAACAGACAAATCTTTTAGACTTTGTCCGATGTGTGGACACTTGGTTAGTAAAAAGCAGATAAAGGATGCATTAGAGGTGAAAAAGAAAAAAAAAGGAAATTAAATGAAAAATAAAAAGCTATGAGTGAATTATTACAAGGGGATTGTCTTATTAGATTAAAAGAACTAAAAGACAATTCAATAGATGCAATTATCACCGATCCGCCCTACGAGTTAGGTTTTATGGGCAAAAAATGGGATAACTCTGGAATTGCCTATAATGTAGAAATGTGGAAAGAATGTTTGAGAGTGTTAAAACCAGGTGGTTATCTATTATCGTTTGGTGGGACTAGAACCTACCACCGAATGGCGTGTGCCATTGAAGATGCAGGCTTTGAAATCAAAAATATGCTGGAATGGATTTTTGCATCGGGTTTCCCGAAAAGCCAAAACATAGGCAAAATGTATGATAAGAAAATGGGGAATGAAAGGAAAATAACAAGAAAAAAGCCAGGAACTTATGCAGACATTAGAGGAAAACAACACTTACATGGTGATAATATAGTAAAAAATAGACCAAGAATAAAAATAATAGAAACTAAAGGTACTTCTCCCTATGAAGGACTTGGGACTGCCCTAAAACCCGCTCACGAAAGTATTTGTATGGCTCGCAAACCTTTAAGCGAAAAGACTGTGGTAGATAATGTGATTAAGTGGGGAACAGGGGGAATAGAAATTGATGAATGTAGGATACCAACAATAGAATTAATAGAAACTCATAGTAAAAGCAAAGATGCCGCCAAAGGAAATGGTATTTATGGCAAGTTTGGTGCAGTTAAAACCAATCAAAGTGTAGGGCAATCTCTAGGTCGTTTTCCCGCTAATGTTCTCTGTCAAGATGATGCCTTAAATGATGGAGAGATGACAAAAGGAAATGGTCATTGGAGTAAAACAAAAACTATTGGGTTTGGAAAATTTGGAAATGGAAAATCTGAATATTTTGGTGTAGGAATAAAAGATAACACGGTTGGCTCTAAATCCCGCTATTTTGACATAGATATTTGGAACGAGAAGTATGGATTACTTCAATTTCCTAAGGCTAGTAAGAGTGAAAAAAATAAAGGATGTAAAGATTTAGAAAAAGGTTGTTTTCATCCAACGGTTAAGCCCCTTGCTCTAATGCGTTATTTGGTAACTCTAGTTAGTCGCAAGGGTCAAACGGTTTTAGACCCATTCGCAGGCTCTGGAACTACCTTAGTGGCTTGTAAAGAACTTGGCAGAAATTATATTGGCATTGAACTAGAGGAAGAATATGTCCCGATTATTGAAGCCAGATTAAAAGCTACTAAAGAATTAGAACAATTTAAGCAAGCTAATTTATTTGAAAATAGTAAAAAGTAATTATGACTAATAATATGTTAAGTACGTGTTAAATATATGTTAAGTGATTATAAGATACTTGAGAAATAACTATGCAAAAAGTAAAAGCCACTCTCTCTACCTATATTGCTAATCGCTTACTTAAAGGCGATCAGCTCATTTTAGAGACTAAGGACAAGTCTACTCATAAAACTAAAGAGTTCGTAGTAGAAATTATTAGAATTACTTCAGATATTCCAAGATGTAGCGGATGTGCTATTAGGCTAGATAACAAGCCTAGTTATAAGTATAGAAGTGGACATTTTTGCAAAGATTGCTATGACAGACGCATTGATCAACAGCGAGAAATAACTCAATTGAGTGCAAAGAAAAAATGATAACCTTTATTATTTTACGACTACTTGATATCTGGTCTACCCTACTTTCTGTTAGTACATTTGGAATTGATTTAGAAACTAATCCAGTTAGTAGATTTTTATTAGAACAAGGATTGTTTATTTGGTGGCAAATCTTTCTCACCAGCATTGTTTGCTTGTTTTTAGTTAAGTTTGATAGCAAGGCAATCAGAATTGGACTAAAGGTGTTTAATGTAGTAACTGCTATTACGATAACAATCAACTTTGTTAGTTATCTTATTGCAACAAGATTTTTTTAATGAAAAAACACATAACATAAAATAAACTAGCAAATAGACAATAACTTTGCTAATATAAAGGAAATATGTCTAAAGCTATTACCGCAAAAGATGCGGAAAAAGTAAATGACTTTAAGCCAACTCCAGCTATGGAAAAATGGCTTGACACAGCAATAGAATTACGGTCAGACAGTCCAACAGAAATTAGTCAACAAAGTTCACTTACCAAACAAGCTTGGTATAAATGGTTAAAACAACCAGGATTTGAAGACTGGTATTATGAAAATTATAAGAATAAAAGAAAACGCTGGCTACCCACACTAGATAAAATTGGCTTAGAACAAGCAAAAAAAGGCAAATATGATTTTTGGAAAGACTTAAGAAGATCAGCGGGGGAAGTTGATGACGAAAAAGACACCAATGTTCAAGTTAATATAATCAATGCTATTCAAAAACAAAAAGAAGAATATGGCATTTAGCGAAGGCTACAAAAGATTTATTGAAGATAACTTATCCATAGTTAATAAAAATGGACAACTAGTAAGATTTATTTTAAATGATATTCAGAATAAATATCTATTAAAAGCAACAAATAACGATATTATCTTGAAAGCACGACAGCAGGGTTTTTCTTCGTTAATTTTAGCTCTCTTTACTGCTGATTTTATTTTAAAACCTAATACTAGAAATGTTATTGTCGCTGATATTAGTGATAATGCGATGGAACTGCTTGATAGAGTTAAACTTTACTTAGAAACTTATACAATTAACACCGGCATTGATATTAAACTTAAATATAATAGCAAATATGAGTTATACAACGAAATAACAAAATCTAGATACACAATCGGTACAGCAGATAAATCAGATTTTGGAAGATCAAAAACTATAACTAATTTACATTTTAGCGAGTTTAGTTTTTATCGAGACCCTGAAAGTCTACTGGGCGGGGCTATGCAAGCTGTCGTACCGGAAGGTCGAGTTATTATTGAAACTACTGCTAATGGTTTTAATTTCTTTAAGAATTACTGGGATAGATCAGTAGCTGGTGAAACTGGTTTTAATCCACTCTTTTTTAAAGCTAGTGATTTTTATGATAAAGAATTTTTAGAGAGGAAAAAACAAGAATTAGAACGACTTTACCCGCAAGAATATCCAGAAACTCCAATGGAAGCTTTTATTACCAGTGGAGAAAGTTATTTTGATAAAGAAGCTTTAGCTTTTTACTTGAAAGATACTGCCAATGATCACAAGATATTGAGAATTAGACCCAGGAGAGTTTTTTGTGATTGGAGTTGATACTGCCGCTGGTGGTAGCGATTATTGCGCCGCTCAATTTTTATCTAAAACTAAACTAGATGTGCCTATTGTTTATCATTCTCACACACTTGCTAGTGAGATGACACCAGTGCTTCAAGAGGAATTAGAACGGATTTATGACTTAACTAGAGTGCCACCAGTCATAGCTTATGAGAGAAACAATGGTGGTGTTTTTGAGCTTGAGAGATTATCGTTACTGAATAGGCAGGGCAAATATAAAATCTTTAATATGCCTCAGTATGGGGGAATCCATAATAATCAACCCACTAAAATAGGCTGGGATACTAATACTGCTACTAGACCCAAAATGCTTGCAGATTTAAAAGAGTGTATTGATAATCGCTTAATTAAACTTTATCATCAAAAGACAGTAGAAGAAATGTTTAGCTTTATTGTGGTACAAACTTCTACTACCTGGAAAGCTCAAGCTGAACAAGGTGGACATGATGATTTAGTAATGAGTTTAGCGATTGCTTGGCAATTATATCAAAGTGAAGAACCAATATATAACACTTTTATTGCACCTAGTAATGATATCGCAAAGAAAAAATGGAGTATCGGCAAATAGAGAATAACAACCAAGAACAATTTTTAGAGATGCTGGCTAAAATGGATCCAGAACTCTATTTAATTAAAATTGCGCTGTTGGAAACTAAAATTAATCCAGTCATTATTCCTCGCATAATTAA